GCTCACTCGACGAACCTGGCGGCAATCACCAGCGCTGCTCAGACGATCAAACTGGCGAGCACCTCCGGTTCCGCGTCCTACGTGGTCTCCGGTCGCTCGGGCGAAACCAACCCGGTTCCGCTCTACATCGGTCAGCCGGTGGAAGCGAACGCTGCCCTCGGCATCGTCGGAACGGAAATCGTCATCAAGGCGATCACCGGCAAAATCGGTGAAGAGACCGCTGTCGAACTCGGCAAATTCAACACCTCCACGGGTGTCATCGAAGCGGTCACTTCGACCAAAACGGAAGCAACGGCTACGGCCGCGACCGTCAAGCGGCCGGTGGGCGTCATTGTCCACAAGCCGAACATCCACGTACGTATGCGCGAGGACGTTGTGGTCCGCACCTCGAACGAGGCGACCATCAAGAACGGCGGCACGACGTACAACCTGTTCCAGCAGAACCTCTTTGCGGTTCTGTACGAGTGCAGGCTCGGCTACATGATCCACGACGGGGCACGCGCAGTCGTCCCGCTCTGGTACTAGCCATGACCGACGAGACCACGGGGGCGGCTTCGGCCGCTCCCGACCTCGTTGTTGACCCGCCCCGTGAGGTTCCGGAGGAGATCGTCGTGGAGGTTGTCACGACCCCGGCCCCGATCGGAAGCAAAGGTCACTTCGTCGTCTCCCATACGGCTACCGAGGATCTCGACGATTTCGGTCAGCTCCAGCACATCGGGTAGGTAACAATGGACGCCACCACACCAACTGATGAAGGTGGTCGCATTGTCCGCGTGACGGGGCTTCTCGGGCGTTTGCTTGAGAAGCCCGCGTCCGCGATGCAGCCGGTCGGTAAGGACGTTCGTCAATGGATGCAGATTGTCTCGCTCCAGACGGAAGGTATCCCGATCGGCTTCTCTACCTACAGGCGCGCTGACCTCACGGGCCGGCGCCCGGTATGGGTCGAATTCGCTGAGAACGTCGGTGACATTGACCTGATGCCTGTCGGGATCCCGATGGGTCCACGGCACTTCAACATCCTGGCCCGCCCAACTGGAGGCTTCTGATGGCAGACCTTCCCTCCTGGGCGCCTTCGGTCCCCCAGGTAGCCCAGCGCATCATGGCGCGTACCCGTAACACGAGCGGCGCGCTTGCCGGCGTCTTCAACTCGGAAACGATCCCTACGGGTCAGCAGGTTGCGGAAATGATCGACAGCGCTGTCGCGCTGCTGATGCCTCGCCTCGGTGAAGTCCCGCCGATCCTGGCTGAACAGGCCCAGGCTCTCGCGGCTCTGAGGGCGGCGTACATGATCGAGCTGGCGTTTTTCCCGGAGCAGACCGAGACGGGGATGTCGCCGTACAACGCTCTCCGCATGGAGTTCCGCGAAGAGTTGAAGGCGTGGGATGAGGCAGCTCGTGGCCTTGAGCCGAACTCTCCTACTGCCGTTTCGTCAATGCGCGTTGCCACGGAGTACCCCGGCTACGCGACAGGTACCTACTAGGAGTCCACATGAGCTGGAAGCCCGCCCCTTTTCCCGCCCCACTCACGACCGCCACGGAGTCTCCCGGCTACTCGGGTCTCGTGCCTAAGCCGAAGGCTCTGGTCGCTGGCACCCCGACTACGGAAGCTGTCGCGGCTGCTGTCGCGGTCCGTGCGCTCGCCCCCTCGCCGGCTGGCCAGACTCAGGTTGAGTAGTGGCTAAGCCGCGCCCTTCTTCGTTCAAGGCGTACATCGAAGTCAACGGCGATCTCGCGGTCGCGTCTCACATTGCCGCGATGGGCGCTCGGGCGAAGAAGAGCCGTCCCCTGATGGAGGAGATGGTTGGCCTCCTACAGATCCAGCAGGCCCGCCGGGTGCGCTCGGATCCGTACCTGCCTCTGCTGCCTACAACGGTGGAGCAGAAGATCAAGGAGGGCGCGAACCCGGAAACCTTCCGCGACCGGCAACGCCGCACCAAGAAAGACGGCGACACCCGGATCCCGGACGAGCTGTTCCAGGCGTTGACAATGCCGGCGCACAAAGAGCAGTACCGCTACGTGACTAACGCTTCCGCTGTCTTCGGGGTCAACTCGAAAGGCAAAGCCAAACTCTTCTACGCCCGAATGGTGCAGAACGTGAAGAGCAAGGAAGGTCAGAAGCGTCGCCGGATCCTGGCAATCAGCGCCGAGGATGCCTTTGTCATTACGGGCTGGTGCTCGGAGTGGATCATGGGCGGTCCTGGCTATGCCGCCGAGAACTGGTTGAAGAGCGCGAAGAGTAGCGACACCTCGTTCTTCTCCAAATACCTGTAGGGGGCACATGAGTGACCTCGAAGTCTTCGGACCTCTCGTTCTCGCAACCGATGTTGAGAACGCATATGTCGCCACGCTCAAGCTGTGGATGCCCACGTACTTGGGCTTCGTCGAGCGTCACATTGGCGACGAATTCGGCACGCTGCCATTGCCAGGTTCTTACACGTTCAGCTCGGACTTCAACCACTTCCCGGAAGAGCAGCTCCCGGCAATCCTGATCTCCAGCGACAAGCTGGCCCACCCACAGCCTGACGGTACGAAAGCGTACCGAGCGACGTTCCCGATGAAGGTCGGGGTCGCTGTCAGCTCACAGGACCGCACCTCTTCCGAGAGGCTAGCGAAGATTTACGCCGGGGTCATCCGGTCGATCTTCACCGACAAGGGGAGCCTCGAAGACTTCGCTGTCGCTACGGACTGGCTGAGTGAGGACTACGGCGTCCATGTCTCCGAGGCGTCGGCGCGCACGTTCGGTGCGGCGCAGTTGGAGTTCCAGACGGAAGTCCGCAATGTCAGCCGGCGCTTCGCCGGCCCGCAGGAACCGTCGTCTACTCCTGGTGTCGAACCGGGCGCGTTGCCGCTCATCACACAGCAGACACCAGTTGGCAGCAAACCTCAGACGCCATAGGAGAACCCCTTGCCTTACACATATGTCGGTACTTACGTTGAGTACCTGGAGAACGGCGAACCACTCGTCTTTGGGGATGTCATTGACACGCCCGATCAGCGATTGATCGACCTGGGGCGCCTTGTGCCCACAGATGCCCCCACGCCCGACCCGGAGCCTGCTCCGGTCATCGCTGACACTACTACCACAGAGGAGCTTGGCGTCGATGCGTCCAGGATCTAACGTAACGGGGTCTACGGCCCTTCCCCCCACCACGCCGCTCACAAGCACGGGTACGTGGTTCGCGGTCGGCTATTCACAGGCTGGCCCGTCCTTCCCGGTACTGCTCACCAGCTTCGCCCAGTTCCAGCGGATCTTCGGTGGACGCGGTACCTACTCCGCAACCCTGTCGGACGCAGTCGAAACCTTCTTCTCCGAAGGCGGCTCGCGTCTGTACTTCTGCCGCGCAATCGGCTCGACCGCTGTCAAGGGCACGATCACGCTCAAAGGCAAAGGCACCTCGACCAACATCCTGACAATCACCGCTTCCTCTGCGGGGGTGTGGGGCAACGCGCTGTCCGTTGTCGCGGCGACGGTCGAAACCACGAAGTTCCAGCTCACCGTCAAGAACGGCACGGAAACGGTGGAAACCTCTCCCGTGTTCGCGTCCTACGAAGAAGCTATCGCCTGGTCGAAAAGCAACAACACCTTCGTGGTTCTGACGAGCACCTTCCCGGCGGAAGTCCCGCTCGCGGAAACGGTGACGCTGGTTGGTGGCACGAATATCGCCCCGACCACCGTGGAATACGAAGCGGCGCTCAAGTCGTTCAAGTCGGAATTCGGTCCGGGCCAGGTGTCCGTTCCGGGTGTCGCCACGAAAGCGGTTGTCGAAGCGCTCTTCAAGATCGCCTCGGAACAGAAAAGGCGCGCTGTCGCTGACGCTGCTGCTGGCTCTACCGAATCCGCTCTCAAGGCGGAAGGCGAAGCCCTGCGTGCTGCGCTGGGTGCGACCGCGAAAGCGGGCGCCGTGTTCGCTTCGTGGCAGTCGATCCCCGGCCTGCCGGGTGTCACCTCTACCCGGTACTGCCCGGAGAGTCCCTTCATCGCCGCGAAGTGCTCCGCCATCGACGCTGCTGGCAACCCGAACCTGGCGCCGGCCGGTAGGCGTGCGGTGTTCTACACCTCGCTCGGTCAGGAAACCACGTTCAGCGAAACCGAAACGGAAGCCCTCTACACCGCCGGGATCAACGTCTCGAAGAGTGTGCTGGGTCAGGTCCGGGCGTTTGGCAATCGGACCCTGGCGAACCCGAACACCGAACCGCTGTACCTCCAGTTCTCCAACGTCCGTCTGGACATGGCGATCGAATGGAAAGCGCTGTCGATTGAGGAAGGTCTCCTCTTCGGGGAGATCGACGGGCTGGGCACGCTCCAGGCCGAATACGGCAACAAGCTCTCCGCGATGCTCCTGGGTCTTTACCAGATCGGCGCCCTGTTCGGCCTGACCGCCGGCGAAGCGTTCTCCGTGGACGCTGGCTCCGACGTGAACACGATCGGTACCGAGGCGGAAGGCAACCTGAACGCGAACATCGCGTGCAAGCGGTCGCCTGGTGCGGACTCCATCAACCTCAACCTCACGCGCGTCACGCTGGCGCAGGAAGTGTAGGCCGCGATGTTCCGCGAGGATCTCTATGAAGTGACCCTGACAATCACCGGAGTGGAAGGCACGAAGCTCGTGCTCATCTGTGACAAGATGTCCGGTGGCGCGGCCAAGGCGAAGGACACGAAGTACCGTCCCGCCAATGGCCTGGCTGCCGAGCTTTCGCTCGGTGGTCCGAAGTCGATTGACAACATCACCGTGTCCCGGCTGTACGACACGACGGTGGACCCGAGCATCGAATGGCTCATCACGCAGGCCGGTCGCGCAGAAGCCGAAGTCTCGAAGCAGCCGCTCGACCCGAACGGCAAAAAGAAAGGCCACTCGATCGTCTACACCGGACGACTCGTGGATGTAACGCCGCCCCCGACCGACTCCGAGTCAGACAAAGCAGCCGTGATCGAGTTCATGGTCTCGCCCAAGTCTGAAATCACATCCGTCAACAGCGCCTAGAGGAGACATATGTCCGACTCGAACATCCCCACCCCTGACCCTGCATCCGCGACGGAGCAGCACCCACCGGAGACGGATGCTCAGTCGGTCCTGTCAATACTACGGAAGAGCCGGGAACAGCTCGGTACGAAAGCGAAGCCGCTTGACCTTGTTGTTCCCGGCTACGACGGCCTGCTCCTGATCCGCTACAAGTGGATCTCGTTCAAGTCGCTGAACGCCGGCGCGCAGGATCTCACCAATGTCAAGGATCCGTCCGAGGCACAGTACCTCGCCGCGAGCGACCTCATTGTTACGTGCGCTGAGGATGTCCTCATCCGCGTGGACGGCGTCGTGAAACCGCTTGCCGACTCGCCCGTGTTCATCGGTGATCCGCGCCTCGACGAGGCACTCGGACTCCCGACCACGGACACGGTACTCGAGACGGTCCACGCGCTGTTCGGTGGCAACGAATACGCACTCATCCGGTGCGCGAACACGGTAGCGCTGTGGCTCCAGGACACGACCCTCAAGATCGACGAGGAGTACCTGGGAAACTAGCGGACCGCGAGGACATCAGGACGATCGCCATTGCCGCTCACCTCGGCGTGGCTGACGGCCTCACCCTGATCCAGTCAGAGGACTCGGATCTCGTTCTCGCGGCGCAGGCTCTCACACGGGCCGCATTGAAGTTCAAGGCGGAGCAGGATGACCAGCTCGCGCTCTTGATCCGTAATCGGATTGTCGAACTCTTCTAGGGGGACCACATGGCTCTTGAGGCGCAAGAGGTAGCTGTACGTGTGCGCCTCCTGGGAGGTTCGGCGTTCGAGACTGAGGCGGCGGGTGTCGCTGACTCGGTGAAGGGGATCGGTACGGCGGCTGCTGAGTCGAACATCGGTTCCAAGATGGAGAAAGAGACCGAAGTCGCTGGCAATGCGCTGAGCGTCCTCTCGGGCCGGCTGGATTCGTTCGCTAAGAAAGCCCACCAGATCGCACGCTACACCGCCCCGGTCTCTATTGCCGCTGCTGCCCTGATCGGTGTCAGCGTCAAAGAGGCTGTAGATGCGGAACGTCAGTTCAAGCTGCTCGAAACTCAGGCGCACGCGACTAAGAAGCAGCGGCAGGAACTTGAACGCGGCGCCAGCTCGTTTGCCAAGTTCGGCTACGGGCCGAAGGAAGTCGCGGAAGCCCTGTACCCACTCCAGTCCGTGTTCCAGAACGTCACGACCGACCAGAATGCTCTGCGTGCTTCGGCAATGGGAGCGAAAATCGGACTGGATTCTCTGCCTAGCACGGTCGAAGCCCTCACCTCTGCGTGGGACTCGGGCCACAAGGGTGTCAAATCGTTCCGCGAAGAGATGGCGCTCCTCGACGAAACGGTCGGTGCGGGCAAGATGCACCTCCCGGAACTCAACTCGATGTTCAAAAACAATCTGTTCCCGGTTGCCGGTGCGCTGGGTATCCCTCAGCGTGACATTCTCGCGGCTCTCGCTGCGGCATCACGCGACCAGAGTGCGGGTGGCGCGGTCTCGTTCGCAACCCTGCTGCGGACCACGCTTATCAAAGCGATCACGCTGAAAGGCGCTGGCCTCCGCGCTGCGGAGAAGCTCGGCTTTGGTAAGGACGAACTCCAGAACCTCCTCCAGACCTCCGGTGGTTTTGAAAACGTCATCAAGAGGATCACCGAAGACAAGAAGACGATGGGCAATGAATCCACACAGGACATTGCCACGATGTTCGGGGGTGCTCGTAGCGCCGGCACGATCTTCCTGTCGATGTCGCAGCTCCCGGCGTACACGAAGATCCTGGCCCGCCTCGAAGGGGTCAAAGGGGACTCGACGCTGGAATCCCACTACGCGCAGACGACGGAAACCCTCGGCGCCCAGTTTGAAAAAGTGACGGCCCAGCTCAAGGACGTCTCTGTCGAACTCGGGCGGGTCTTCGGACCGTATGTCCTGCAAGGCTTCCACATGCTCGGGACTGCCGCGCAGGGTGTGTCCTCGTTCTTCCATGAACTTCCTGGTCCCGTGAAAGTGGCGACCGGCGCGTTCCTCGCGTTCCTCGCTGTACTGGCTCCTGCGGCGTTCATCGTCTCGGGCGTGGCAACGGCCTTCAAAGTCCTGCTGTCGCCCTTCACGGGTGGCCCAGGCGCCGCTGCTGAGATCACAGGCTCAGGCGCCCTGTTCGCTGAGACGGTTGAGGCCGCCGGTGCTTCGTTCGCTGCTGAGGTAGCGGGTGGAGGTGCCGTCGCTGGACCCGAGGCTGCGCTGATGGCGCTGCGTAACGCGGGCATGGCGAACATCCTCCAGTTGGCTGAGCCGGCGCTCGGTGCGACTGGCCTCCTGCCGCTCATCCCGATCGCTGCCGCGTTGACTGCCCTGGTGGTCATTGCCAAACAGCACCACCTCGGCGGACAGGAAAAAACGCAGAGGCAATGGGAAGAAAAGCTCGGGATCATCCCTGGCACCAAAACCTTCAAGGAACACCCGAAACCGGGCGAACACGCCCACGGGCATCCACACCTTGAAGCGGGCGAACACCACGCCTCCCAGCTCCCCCACTACTTCCCTGGTGGGCGCTTGGCCGGCCGCAACCCCTACGCGGGGACGAACGCCGGTAGCAAGCATGTGACGAAGGATCAGCGGCTCAGCCCGACATGGACGGATCCGACGACGGGCACCCGGTACACGATCAACCCCGGCGAACATGTCACTCCGCACGAGGGCCTGGACGGTGGCGCCAACGTCACCAACCGCAACGGCAAAATCGTGTTTGAAGTTGACAACAAAGTGTACCTCGACGGGAAGCAGCTCACCGAAGCGGTCAACCGCCATAACCGGAACCACGAAACCAATCGCTGAGGAGTACCGTGCCGAACTCAGACCCCGCAGCGTATGAAATCGCGGAAACGAATGACACGGCCGGCCACGGTCGCGCGCTCGTCCTGAAATACGGGTCGGGTAGCATCACCACGACAGGCGGCATCGGCACATGGGAGGAGGTCAAGCGTCCGTACTTGCCTCCCCTCACCGTCTGGCGTGGCCCGGCCGAATCGTACAAGCACAAGATCCCGTCGATGCTTGACACATTTGGCATTGGCCAGGAAGCGGATCTCGATGACCAGCGCGCCCTCCTGGAAGAATTCGCCGGCCTCGCGCTCGAAGGCACTCCCGCTGAACCTCCGCTACTCAGTCTCTATGGACTGGGCACGATCCCGAACGACGCCGATAAGCACGCGGAACTCTCGTGGGTCATTGTCGGACTGGACTGGGGTGAGGCCATCAGGGATGACCAGACCGGCGCGCTGCTCCGCCAGGATGTCGCCGTCACCTACATGGTGCATAACGATTCCCTCGAAGCGCTCGGCAGACTCGAAGACGACAAGGTGCCGGGCGGCTACCGCGTCAAGAACGAAGAGAGCTTTGAACAGATTGCCAAGCACCTGTTCAAAAACGCCCGTCTCGGCGGCCCTCTCGCCCACCTGAACAGCGGCAAACACGGGAAGAAGTGGATCCAGGGCGCCACCTCCAAGGTCCGCGCCGGACAGGAAATCAAGCTCCCGTCAAAGGCGCTCCTCCGTCAATGGGAGCAGAAATACGGAAGGTAGACAATGGGTAAGCCTACGGCAGCGGTCGTCTTGTATCAGGCTGAGCAGGCTCGCTTTGAACGGTCCGAACACCGTGTCAACCATGCCTTCGATCTGACGAAATGCGAGATCGTGGATCCCAAGGTCACGATTGTCGAACCGGACGGTAAGCATGTTCACGACTGGAATGTCATGGGCGCGCTTGAGAGTGCGGCTGTCGAACTGACAATCACCGGCGCCTCGACGATCAAGCTGGTCTGCGAGGATCCCAAATTCGAGCTGCTCAACCATCCCTTCTTTGCCAAGTGGATGTTCAAGAAGGAAGACGTGAGCAAGTCCTCCGCCAAGACGTTCTCCCGGCGGAGCATCACCGACTCCTCGAAATCAGGGCGGTACGGGGAAGAAGACGAAGAAGAGTGGATCCTCCCGCAGCGCCCGATCGACTTCAACCTTGACGGGATCTGGTTCCGGCTCATGGGGTTCCGTGTTACGGAATCCAAGCTCGAACTGTCCTTTGAAGACCGGGTTGCAGCGCAGCTCCGGGAAGAGGTGGGCGAAGCAATCATCCGCGAACGCGGCAAGGTGACACGCGCCGGCTTCGTTCACGAACTCGTGACTGCTGCATCGCGCCACCAGAAAGTCAACATCGGCGCATACATCCCGGAGGAAAAGGCAGCTCAGCCAATCGCTGTCACGACTCTCGCGGAAACCGCTACCGACCTGAAAGAATCCTCCGGGAAAAACCTGGGGCCGTCCGACGGCATCACCGTGAAGGGTGCCCCGGCGACCACGAGCCAGTTGAAGATCCTGAACGAAGCGCTCGAAGAGGCCGTCGAACTCAAAGCGCACTTCAAGGCGCAGGTGGCAATGCTCCAGGCGCTCTGCGTGGAGTCGGAAGCGGGCAAGCTCTCCCCTAACTACTTCCAGCTCGAACCGGGGAACCTCACCACCTACGGGACCACGATCCAGGATCAGGTCCAAGGGTTCCTCGTCAATGGTTACTCCGGCAACGGCGGCGCCATCCAGATGGAGACAGGCAACACCCACTACAACACCTCCGAAATGGCTCAGGCTGTGCAGGAGTCGGGCGCCGGCAAAGCCACTTCTGGCAATGGGGACTACGGCCCCTCGAAAGCCGAAGCCGAACATATGGTCCGGGTGTATGGAGTGACCGCCTCGACGGAAGGGCTGACTGGCCCTGTCACTCCCGGTGTCTACTCGTTCTCTCGTGGCCCCCGCGAGACTACATGGGACTGCATCCAGCGCCTCGCGTCGGAAGTGTCCTGGTTCGCGTTCGTCCGCAACAACGCTCTCTGGTACGTCTCGGGTGAATACCTGCTGACGGAGCAGAAAGTGAAAATGGAAGTCGAGCGTGGCAAGAATGGCGTGGACTGGGTTGAGCCTGACGTGAGCATCGGTGCCCGAGACGGCATTGCCACGATCAAGGTCTCTGGTCGCGCGTCGCTCTGGGCTGCTCAACCTGGCGAGCTTTGCTCCGTCAAGGGCGTCGGTCCCGCGAATGGCAACTGGGTCGTGTCCAACGTGTCCCTTGACATCCTCGACCGCAGCGATGCGATCACCGTCACCCTGGAGAAGACCCTCCCGCCGCGCCTGGAGCCTGCTGCTTCGGGTGGCGTCACGGAAGCGGAAGAAGAAGGCAAGCCCGGTTCGAGCAAAGTCGAAGGCTATGTCAACCCGTTCGCCAAGATCCAAAATCTCACGCCTGAGCGCGTGGACATGGGCGTGGACTTCGCAGGCTCAGGGTGGATCGTGGCAATGGGCGATGGGATCGTCTACTGCTCCGAACACGCTCCCGGCTGGGAAGACGGATGGTTCTTGGGCTACACGCTCACGAGCGGACCTTACGCGGGCAAGCACATCTACCACGCTGAGAACATCACCAGCGAAAAGAAAGTCGGGGAACCCGTCAAAGCGGGCGAACCGATCGCCTACCTGCATCCTGCCTCTCCGAACAGCGAGAGCGGCTGGGGTGGCGGCGGCCCGCAGGAAACCCTCGCGGCTTCCCTTGGTCAGGTGACGGGCAAGGGTGACGTGGAAATGAGCGCTGCCGGGGTGAGCTTCAACAACCTCCTCGGGAAACTCGGGGCTAAACAGGGTGTCGAGAACGCCTCGGTCCCTGTCAAAGGCAAGATGCCCGCCGGATACCCATAGGAGTCGCTCGTGATACGCCGTCAACGACAGCCCCATGATCGCACTCACGGGCCGGCGCTTGGCGCCGCAGACGATGGTCTGAGCCAGGGCTCCGCTTACAAAGCGGTAGCCCTGGCTGCCTCCTCTGGTGGCTGGGTGAAGGTGACAATCCCGGCCATCAGCATCTCTCAGCCTTACATGGCGAAAATCAAAACCGGGACCATCGCGCCCGGTGCCACGGTCCTGGTTCTCTTCGACGAGGAAAGGGTGCCCTGGGTTGTCAGCTTCTAGGAGGCTACATGTCCGTCTCAGTCCCCCACTTCGACCTGCCGTTCCGGTACTTCAACGGTAGCGCCGCTGTTGTCGAACAGTCCTCGGTGGAAGACGTTGCCAACTGCGTCTTCGCTGTCTGCGCTACGGAACCGGGCCAGTTCAACGACGCACCCGAATTCGGTCTGCCTGATCTCACGTTCGAGCAGGAGCCGATCAACCGGCAGCGGATCCTTGGCCCGATCTCCAGGTGGGAGCCGCGAGCGAAGGTGCTTGCCGAACTGAACCCGACCGTCCTCGACTCGGCAATTGTCAACGCCAACCTCCAGATCGGGGTCTGATGGAATACCTCTCGCCGCCCTTCATACTCTCGCCGGCCACGCTGCTTGCGGGCTTCGTGCTCAACATGCAGACGGCGTTCCCCGGCTGGGCTGCGGCGGAAGGTGCCCTGGACTACCGGATCGGCGGTGCGGTCTCGGAGATCGGCGCTCAGCTCAACGAAGCTGCGGCGGATGGGGCTACCAACATCTTCCGGTTCTTCGGCGCGAACATTGCCAACATCCCCCCGGTCGAAGAAGCCTTCGCCTCGGGCCTGACAACGTGGACCGCCACGGACTCGCTGGGCCATGTGATCCCCTCGGGGACTGTCGGCGTCTGGCTCGACGGTGGTGGTGCTCGGCGTGCGTTTGAAACGACGGAAGCCGCGACGATCGCTGCGACCGCCACGATGGTCTCTGGTGTGCCTGTGCGTGCCCTCGAACCGGGTACGGCGGCGAATGGCATCACCGGCTCGATCGTGGAACTCGCGTCCCCCCTGGCGTACATCTCGGGCGTGACTCTGGCGTCTGCTACGAACGGCGGCACCGAAGCAGAGACGGACGCTGCGTACCTGACTCGCGTCACCGAAGAGCTGGCCCTCCAGTCTCCGAAGCCGATCACGTCCACGGACTTCTCCAGGCTGCTCCTCACGAAGACCGGCGTGGGCCGCGCGTTCTCGAAGGCGGGCTACAACCCGACCGGCACCTATGTGGCTACGGGCACGCTGAACAGTACGACCGCTGTCACGGGCCTGCCTTCCACGGCGACGATCATTGTCGGGACTGCGGTGACTGGTCCGGGGATCCCTGCGAGCACGTATGTAACGGCGATCGTCAGCGGCACGGCTGTCACCCTGAACAACGCCGCGACCGAATCGAAAGCGAACAGCCTGACGTTCACCGGCACGGTCGGCAACGCTGGGTATGTCGCCTCGTGGGTTGGCAACGCCGCCGGCGTGGGCCTCAGCTCGGGGGAACGTGCCGCGCTCCAGGCCGAAATCGCCAAACAGCTCCTCGTCGGCGTCTCCTACAACGTCCTGGCCCCGACCGAATCCACGATCAACGTGGAAGCCAAGGTCTACGCCTGGCCCGGCACGACGATGGCCGCGATGAAAGCTGCGATCGAAGAAGCCATTACCACGTTCCTGAATCCTGCCTACTGGGGTCAGCCTCCGGGCCGCGCGACCCAGGAATGGAACAACGACCCGGTGGTCCGGATTGTCAATGCTGAGGCGAGCATCCTTCGTGTCTCCGGCGTTCACTATGTCGCGGAACTCAAGCTGAACGGTGGCACCTCCGACGTGACAATGACCGGCGTGGTGGCCCTGCCGAAACTCGGCACGCTAACCCTCGAAGTCAAAGAAGGGTAACTCATGGCGGAACCCGGCACGCTCACAGAAACAGGCGGGCGCCTGTACGAACAGCTCGCGCCTACGTTCTTCAAAACGGACTCCGCCCACGGCTGGGCCGGCTGGTATTTCGTCAGCGCTCTCGCGGCCATGCTGGACCCGGCTGCGGAAATCGTGCAGATCAACGAAACGCTGAACCTGCCTCCGTTCGCCATCCTGTTCACGCCCTCCCTGGTGCCTGCCGCGTGGCTACCGTGGCTGGGGCAGTTCGTCGGGATCAGCTCGGAACTGATGGAACGCACCATCGCTTCGGGCCAAACAGCTCTGGCCCGGACGTGGATCTCGAACCCCTTGAACTATCTGAGGGGCACGGTGGAAGGCATCGAACTGATTGCCAAGTCCACGTTGACGGGATCCAAAACGGTGACGGTCTATCCAATGTACGGCGGCGAACCGTTCCAGCTCTTCGTCGCTACGAACGCTTCGGAAACCCCGAGCGAACTGGCGACCTTGACTGCGATCCTGTCGATGGTACCGGCATGGGTGAACCTCACCTACGTGACTGTTACGGGCGGCGAGTACCTGACCCTGGAAGCGGCTCACGCGACTTACGCGCTGACGGAAGCCGCGCACACCACGTACAAAGATGTCGAACTCGAACCGGCGAAATGAGGGGTAGCTGATGGCTACAGGTAAAACTACGCGGCGCTCGTTGCCGTATCCGAAAACCACGGATGCTCCGAAAGTCGCTACGGACATGGAGGCCCTGGCGGAAGCGCTCGACAATGATGTCGAAGGTGGGCAGGGCACCCTGGCTGCACGTCCGGGCGCCCCCTACACGCGCGGCCGGCTGTACGTGGTACAGGGTGACACGACTACCGCGAACAACGGCATTGTCTGGTGGGACAACGGGACCAACTGGATCGCGGTGAACTCTGGCATCACGGCGACCCAGCTTGCCGCCGAATCGGTTGGCACGTCTCAGCTTGAGCCGGAAGCCGTCACTCGCGGGAAGATCGAAGCCAACCTCATCGCTGACAATGGGACAGCCCTGAAAATCCAGGCCGGGGCACATAACCTCGGAGCGCGCTCCGCAGGCTGGCTTGAATCCAGCATCCCTCTGAGCTACACCTTTCCGACTGCCTGTGTCAGCTTTGTTGCCGTGGCTTACGGTACTGTCAACAACGCGGGCATGGACCTCGCTGCCGCCTCGGTGGAATCCGCCGGAGCGGGGCGTGTGGTAATCGACAACAACGTCGAGCAGCAAATCAATGTGAACTACATTGCGGCGGGGTACTGATGACCGAAGCCCAGGCTTGGCAGCTACTGTCGGAAACCCTCGCACGCCTTGAGCAGAAGCTCGACACCGCTCTCGCGGTGATGACCTCGAAGCTCGACGCGAAGGCGGACCGTGCTGACATTGAGCGGCTCGACGCTGCTCGTGAGGCTGGCCGTATCGCGGTGGAGGCTCGCATCTCTGCCCTTGAGCGAGGCGAAGCTCGGAGCGAAGGCGCCGGTGCGTTCATCGCAAAGATATGGACTGCCTGCACAGCTTCCGCTGCGCTCGGCTACCTCGTCTACGTGATGGCGACGGCCCATTGATACTGGCGACGCTGCACTTCATCAGCCAGGCTCCGCAGGCCGGCCAGCCGGTCGTCATCACGAGCTGGATGGAACTCCTCACCGTGCTCCAGCTCGGCGCCCTCATCGGTCTCCTCGGCGGTGCATACCACCATGTCGAATGTCACGAGACGGGCTGTCACAAGATGGGCCGGTTCACGCACGACCACCTCAAGTTCTGCCACATACACCACCCGGGCGTGCCGAACGACGGCGTGATCCACATAGGGAGTGACAATGATCCGGTCTCTCGGAAGGCTGACGCCTGACAACTTCGACCACATCGCGGCGAAACCGCTGAGCGCTGCACCTCCGACTGTCCCGACTCCGGCGACAATCGGCACGCTCTGGTTCCCCGAGTTCGACACCCCGAAACAGACTGCGGACGGCTCGTGGCATCTGCCGTTCGTGAAGGAAATCAAGTCTCCCGCTCGCGGTGGACATTGCACATGTCTCGCTGCGATGGGCCAGGTGAAACTCCTCCAGGCCGCTTGGCAGACGTTCTACAACCAGGGGCAGGAAGGGGCGTGTGAGGGCTTCGGCCACGCTCACGCTCAGACGTTGATCCACGGCGTCACGTATGACGCCCTGCTGCTGTACGACGAGGCAAGAAAGATGGACGGCACGTACCCCGAAGGCGAGGGTACTACGAATCACTCGGTTGTCAGGGTGCTCGAAGCTGACGGGATCCGTCCGCAGAAAGCCCTGGTCGCTGAACGCAACGCGCAGGCTGACGGGCCGGCTGAAAAGCTGGCAACGGTTCACAGGTGGACACAGGACACGCAGGAAGTCCTCACCGCACTCGGGCGCCCCGGTGCTTGGGCAGTACCTCTCCTCAATTCGTGGGGAACCGACTACCCGCAGGTGGTCTGGCTCCCCTCCGAGACGTTGGACTTTCTCCTGCGCGAAGCGGGCGAAGCTGACGTTGTCACCGACCTCTAGGAGGCCACATGAAGACTAATCGCATTGTCGCTCTGCTCACCCCGCTGTTCGCACTCGGCTCTGGTATCGCTGCCGGGTGGCTCGCCAAGAACTTCCCCGGACTGCCGGTCCCTTCGGCTGGCGACATCACCGCCATCGAGATCACGGTTGCCACGTCTGCTTCTGCCGCTGCCCTCAAGTGGCTGCATGGCTGGCAGGTATTCGAGGACGCCGAACGGTGGCTGAAACAGAGTCACGTCATCACCGCCTCGCTGGACGGCCAGGCTATTGCCGCCGCGATGCCTCGTACCGCCGTGCTCCCCGACAATGAAACTGAGCCGACTCAGACGCAGGTTGTCGTGAGTGAAGACGCTCCGATCGACAACAGCTCGGGTCAGACGCAGGTGGTCACGAGCGAAGACGCTCCTGCCCCGACCACTCCTGCGGGTCAGACGCAGCAGGGATGAAGCGGCTACTGACTCTCGTCGCCTGCCTGTTCGTGGCGGGCTGCGGGACAAACAGTCAGCCTCCGGTCCCCCAGTCTGCTGCTCGCCCGGAAGGGTATGCGTATGCCGCGCCGCCGAAGACGATCTCCCGTAGCCCCGGCTACCGGATCTCTGTCAATGGTGAGCATCTCATCGAGGGGTTCGAGGGGTTCGTGTCCTGCCCCTACTGGGACAGCTACGGCGGGGTCTGGACTCGTGGCTATGGGGAAACGGAAGGGATCCATTCGGGTTCCTCGTGCATCTCACAGTCGAACGCTCAGGCCCGGCTGGGATATCTGGTGGAAGCCCGATACCAATGGGCTGTCAATGAGCTTGGCCCTGGCTTGAACCAGAATCAGGTGGACGCTCTCGACAGCTTCGCCTGGAACCTCGGGGCCGGGATCTTCTACGGCACGCTCCGCTCGGATCTGGTGTCCCACCAGTATTGGGCTGCGACCCGGCTGATGCTCCAGTACGACCACGCCGGGGGTGCTGTCCTCTCTGGTCTCCAGCGTCGCCGTCAGCAGGAGGTGGCGTTGTTCCTCAAGGCGCCGGCGCGCGTGGCCACGAACTACCTGGCCCGTGACATTCGGCTCCGGACCGAGCTGAGGTACCTGCTCAACAGGCACCATTGCCGTACCACACGGAGGCCCTCACGTATGTGCCTGTACTGGCTGCATGAGGGTCGCGTGGTGAACATCCGGATCCACAAGGGTTACTAGTCCCCCCCTTGTCCGACAATGTAGGGTATGGCTGATCGGAACCACAAGCGCGCCACGCCCATGCCCCAAGGCCCCCTGTCATCCGACAGGGGGCCTTTCTTCGTTCTAGGAGGACAATGAGACCTACCAATGAGCAGATAGAAGCCGTGTTCCAGCACCGTGGATCCATCCGGGCGACAGCGGCGGAGCTACAGGTCGCTGACTCAACCCTCCGGGGCTGGGCGAAGACGGACCACGAGCTGTACGAGATCCTGTACGAGACGCCGAACCTGACAACGGCCGCGAAAGAGCAGGAGATCCGTGACCTCAAGCGGGTCAACAAACAGCTCTCGGAGCGTGAGGGCAGGCGCCAGGAGTGGATCCAGGAAGTCGTCGAGGCCGCTCAGCGTCCGGTCAGTCTCCCGGAGATTGTCGTGAAGCCTCGCAGCAGCAGGCTCCCGTCACGGTCGATCGTGCTCCCCATCTTCGATATCCAGTACGGGCAGCACGTACAGAAGGTCGATGTCCCGTTCGGCATGGGCGGGTTCTCGGAGGAGGTCTTCGACCAGCGCGCCCGGATGTATCTCACGAAGGTCACAGAGTACATGGAGGACCGCAGCTCGTCGGTCAACTTCGAGGAGCTGCATCTGATCCTCGGCGGCGACATG